TCAACTTAGCTTCAGAAGTGATCTTGTACTGATCCATAACCTTTACGATATGATCGACACTTGTATCGTTCTGACCTGCAAAAGCATCATTCTTGAGTACTAAAAACTGATGTAACCAACTAAGCTTTTCAGATTTCTTCTTTTGTTGATTATCGTTTAATCCTGCTTCCATGAGACCTTCTCTAATAGTCGCAAGATCGTCAGATTTTAATTCTGTTTTCCTGCTTATGATCGCAGAGGTTGAAAGCATAGTCGCATAGGTCTGGCAATTTGAAAGATTGATCTTTTCAGAGTTCTTTTTGTTATTGCCTTTTAGTCTATTGATTGAGAGATCAAGAGACTTGATAGAGGATATAGCATCCTGTGTAAGATTGATTTTAGTGTTCATGATTAAGTTCCTTTCATAAATGTTAACACTATAAACAAAGCAGGGTCATCCTGCTTTGATCACAGTGTTACCTGTGATGCGCTGATAAAGATTTACGACTCAATAAGTATTCCAACTAACTATCCGAAGATATTGAGCTACCGCCATTATTTTAGACTAGGCGTTTAGATCAGCTATGGTCTCCACGTTAAAGGTCTGGATATCGTCAGTACGTTTGCATCTAGGCTACAAGGGTCACAGGACTTGGTAGGCTTCCAGAATGCCCCTAAAGGGGCAGAGCGGATTCAACCCTTGTGCGTTCCGCATTGAACGTCACCTTATGTCTAATCTGAATTAATCCATGTGAACTCCTTTCTAAAAAATTATAAGTAAAATTATATATGTAAGTACTTTTTCAACAATTACAATAGTAGTACAAAAAAAATATTCAATAAAAGTAAACTTAATTATCTGATATCAAAAGGTTAAAAAGTACTATGGTATTTTTCCCAGACGTAAATCTCACCTATGCCAACGGGAACGCCTGTAATGGCTTGTAAGTGTGTCAGGTATATTAGGTTGAAAAATGTATTAATGCCCTGTTATAACTAATTCTGAGAGGTCAATTTTTTTGGAGTTATTAAAATGTCAGGTAAAAAACCGCCAAAGCTTAGATTAGTCAAAGGTCAGGAAAAAGGAAAAGACCGCCCCTTAACTGCGAAGCAGGCTAGTTTCTGTGAAAGTATAGTAGGCATTAACGAGGATGAACCATTAACAATAGTAGATGCATATAGAAAACATTACAGTACTGACAATATGTCTATAGATGCTCAATATGTGGAGAGTAGCAGACTATTTAATCACCCTAAGATATCCCTAAGAATTGAACAGCTAAGAAACGAGATAGAGAAAAGAAACATTGCACGAAACCAGTCGAGAAAGGAGAGGGTAATATTTAATCTGGAGTCACTTGCCTATGATAAAACTAATACAGGACATACTAGAGTTAAGAGTCTGGAACTGCTTGGACGTATGGCAGGAGTCGATCTGTTCAGAGATAACCATGTGATCGAAGATAATAGGAATGCAGAGGATATTAAGGCAGAACTAGAGAAGAAGATAAAATCCTTACTTTCTTGAACCCACCTACCCCCACCCCCCATGATAACAGCGTTGCGTTGGTCATGACTATATATAGTAATCCACACAAATAATTCTATGGAATTTCTATCTAGGTTCAAAGTGGGTGAATGGATGTGGTTTAGTGTTCTATTCTCTTATGTGATGGAGAGGCTTATAGAAGGCGATATAGAGGGTCTAATGGTTTGGTGGTACTTTGTGTTATATCTGGGTTCTATGTCCTCTGAGTGAGGCTTATTTCTTTGCTATCAGGCTATCTAGCTTTTGTTCCAGTCTCACTAAGTGTTCGACTACCCTGTCAATGTCATCTTTGTGATCATTCTTATGAACATATTGTTCTCTGGTTTTATTGAGAAGTATCTGAACTCTTTTGAGTTCATCATTTTGAGATTTGATGTACCACGCTATTGGTGCTACTACTAGTGTGAGAATGATATTCCAGATTGTTGAGAGTTCTAAGATCATCTTATAATGATTCTTTTTATTTTATTATAAATATATATTATTATAATACTAATATTATTATAATAACAAATGTAAAGGTTTAATTTGAGCGAGTACAGAAGATACCATGCTTCTAAAAAGATGAAGCAAGAGAGAGCCATGCGGAACAAGAACCGCAGGACTGCCATCAAGAAAGGTGTCGTTAAGAAGGGTGACAAGAAACACATAGACCACAGGGATGGTAACCCCAGAAATAACAAATCAAAAAACCTGCGTGTTATCTCTGCCAAGAAAAACAGAAAAAAACAGTGAACCTCCAATCAAAAGATATTAAGAAAAAAATAAGTATGCTCCCATTGGAGCAACAAAAAGAAGTATTAGCTCTTCTAGAACAATACGAGCAGGTTAAAAGCAAAGAAGAATCACAAAAAGAGTTTATTCCTTTTGTTCGGGCTATGTGGTCAGAGTTCATAGGGGGAGAGCATCATGAGATTATGGCAGAAGCTTTTGAGAAAGTGGCAAGCGGTGAACTAAAAAGACTGATAATCAATATGCCACCCCGTCATACCAAGTCAGAATTTGCATCGTATCTCTTTCCTGCATGGTTCTTAGGACAATATCCAGAAAAGAAAGTGATCCAGACAGCCCACACTGCGGAGTTGGCAGTTGGGTTTGGCAGGAAGGTGCGTAACCTCATACAGTCAGAGGAGTATCAAAAGGTATTTAGCGGTATAGAACTGTCTACAGACAGTAAGGCTGCAGGTAGATGGAACACAAACAAGGGCGGAGACTACTTTGCTATCGGTGTTGGTGGGGCAGTAACGGGAAAAGGTGCGGATGTTTTGATAATCGATGACCCACACTCCGAACAGGACGCACAGGCAGGGCAGTATAACCCAGAAGTATTCGATAAAGTGTACGAGTGGTACACATCAGGACCTCGTCAGCGTCTACAACCAGGAGGTGCTATCATACTTGTGATGACGAGATGGGCAAAAAGAGACCTAACAGGTCAAATTTTAAAAAGTATGACCGAAAGAGAGGGTGCAGACGACTGGGAAGTCATACAATTACCTGCAATTATGCCCTCTGGTAGCCCATTATGGGGTGAATACTGGCGATTAGAGGAATTAGAGAGCCTAAAAGCGGAATTACCCCTGTCAAAATGGAATGCACAGTACCAACAAGACCCCACATCGGAAGAAGGAGCGTTAATTAAGCGTGAATGGTGGCAAGAATGGACAGAACACGAGCTACCACCCTGTGAATGCATCATACAATCGTGGGATACAGCGTTTTTAAAGACACAAAGGAGCGATTATAGTGCCTGCACCACATGGGGGGTGTTCTATCACGCCAAAGATGTAGATCAAAGCCGTCCTCACCTGATTCTTTTGGATGCATTTAAGGAAAAGCTAGAGTTTCCAGAGTTAAAACGTGCGGCATACGACAAATACTGGGAGTGGGAGCCAGATCAGATGATTGTAGAAGCAAAAGCCTCTGGTGCGCCGCTTGTATTTGAGCTTAGAGCTATGGGAATACCTGTTACAGAGTTCACCCCCACGAGGGGTAACGATAAGATTGCTAGAGTTAACGCAGTTACGGACTTGTTTTCTAGTGGAAGTGTATGGTACTATTCTTCTAGATGGTCTGAAGAGGTGATTGAAGAATGTGCATCATTTCCCACAGGTGATCATGACGACTTAGTAGATAGTACAACCCAAGCTCTTTTAAGGTTTCGTCAAGGAGGATGGGTCAGAGCAGAAAGAGATGATTGGGATGACGAACCTAAATACAGAAGACCAGTGGAGTACTACTAATGGCAGAAGACCTTTATAAAAAAAGAATGATAGGCTTAAAAGTCATCAGAAAAAAAGTAAAAGAGCTAGATAAAAGAATATCTGGAATGGATGATCCCATAAAAAAATCAAAACTGTCTAAACAAAGAGACAAAGCTATAGGTAGAATAGATAGCAGACTAAAGATGAAAAACTTTGGGTTTGGAACAAAGGCAGGGGTAACAAGAAAAAGAAATGAGTTCTTAAAAACTGGTAAGATGCCAAAAACAATTTCTGGTTCTGTGGTTAAATTTACAAAAAAACTTGGTGGAATTGAAAAACAAGCAGGTGGTATGGTTAAAGCACCAAAGAAAAAACTTGCGACTGGTGGATTTAAAGATGCATTTGGAATGGGCGTAGGCAGAATAAAGAAAAGTGCAGGAAACCTAAAGAAAGCTATAAAACCTAGACAAAAGTTTGTAGGAAGAAAAGCTCAAACTATGCGTAAGAAGATGGCGAAATAGCATGAGCGAAAAGAAAAAACTTGAAGCAAGAATTATGAATGCAGCAAAAGGCGGATTGCCAAGCCTAAATTATCTTACAAGTACATATTACAAAAGATATGGTCTAGACGAGATGGCAAAACTTTCAGATAGAATAGTTGCTATACCTGCACCAGGTGAGTTTGGTTTTCATCTTGATCTTGGTAAAGGAAAAAAATCTGGTGGAAAAGTAACAAAGATGCGTGGAGGGGGATTGGCTAGAACAGGCGTAGGAAGTTTATCAGGATATAAAGTACGATGACCATATCTAGAGCCAGTATGAAATCACAACTGGTTAGAGGTAAGAAGAAGTTCGTAAAGGCTAAAAAGAAAAAATATAAAAAGAAGAAAAAATAATGGCTGCCTTTTCCTCAGATGAACTCAAATACATGAAAGCTATAGCTGACTATAGAGCAAAGAAGATAAGCTATTCAGATTTCCTCGACATAACTCTAAAGCTGAGAGACATAAGAAGACACATTAAAGATAGCCACACTATGACAGGCAGAAAGTTTTCCCCTAGATATAAAAAAGGAGGCAGGATAAAAATGCGTGGGGGCGGTGCTGTCCAAAAACAATTGACATACAGGATTCGATAAACATAATAACTTTAGAGGAGTAAAGCTATGGCAGGAACATCAGAAAGAGCTAAAAAGCTCAAAGAAAGCAGAGAGAGAGCGAAACAGATATCTACAACAAAAGATCGTGCGCCTTTCTCTCCAAAGCAAACAAACACAAAAAGCGGAGTAGGTTCTAAGATAAGAAAAGAAACTAGACCAAAGCCGACTTCAACAAAGATTAATCAAGCCTTAACACCAAGTAGAACTTCACCAGGCAGTAAGGTAAGAAAAGAATCAAGAGATGCAAAAACAACGACAGTTGTAAAGAAAACAACTACCCAAGCAGAACCTGCTAAAAGCAAACCAAAGAAAGTCTCTACAAGAGGTAATCCATTAAAAGACAGACCAAGAAGTATTGCGGAAGCTAAGAAAAGAGGTGAGGCATATTACTATGATAGTAAGGGTGTCAAGAAGATAGCCGCTACTGCAGCTGATCTAAAAAGAACAGGTCTTACACTAAGACAGTATGCCAACAAGTTTGCTCCTAAGAAACAAACCAAAAAGGATGCCGAATCATTAAAACCATACGCTGTAAAGAAAAGGGGTGGTGGTATGATGAAGAAAAAAGGCATGGCTCGTGGTGGCATGATGATGAAAAAGAAAGGCATGGCTATGGGCGGTGCTATGAAGAAGAAAGGAATGGCTGCAGGCGGAAAGCTTAAAATGGTCATGAAAGATGGTAAGAAAGTACCTTTCTTTGCCGCAGACGGTAAAGGTAAAATGCGTGGCGGTGGCATGATGATGAAGAAGAAGGGTTACGCTATGGGTGGAGCCATGAAGAAAAAGGGTATGGCAAAAGGCGGAGCCATGAAAAAGAAGGGCTACAAAAAAGGCGGTAAAGTTCTTAAAATGAGAGGTGGAGGTCTAGCCACAAGGGGTACGAGCTTCACAATTAAATAATGGCAGTAGACAAAACTCTAGAAC